TGAACGATCAAAATAGGTTTAGCGGAGACATGGATCGTAATGAGGTCGAAATGGATCTCAATAAATTCATGGATATGATCAAAGAAATATCCGATCTTAAAGATAAAATTAGAGATCTAGAATCGGATGTTAATGTCAATCCTCATCAAAGATGGATTCATCTAGCAAAAGCTGTTGACTCCTGGAGAATATTTCCAAGAGCCTTTCTTACCGTCTACATAATTTTATTATATAAATGTACTATTTGGTTTATGGAGTTACCAGAACCCTCATTTGAACAATCTGGTCTTATCTCTATTGTAGTAGGAGCTGGTGCAGCCTGGTTTGGTTTGTATGCCGGTACAACTGGTAGTAGCAAACAATTTAAAGGCGAAGATAATTAGTGGAGGTTTTTGACCTCATAGCAGAAGTAGGCTTACCCATAGCCAGTGGTCTAATCATGGGTTTCTTTATATTTATGGTTATGAAACAAATGATGGATGGTCTTGTAGATGAAATCAACACCGTACAAGGCATATCTAAAATGTTAATAACTAGAGCTTCTATAATGAACAACGATATGATTCGTATAGATGTAAGTGTCTCTAGTGCGTTAAATCTAGCACCAGACTTAGATAGAATAGCTAGAGCGGAAAATTTTGTAGAAGACGGGAAGATAGACGCAAGAAGAGATTGATGGACATAGCACAACTGATAGCAGACTTTGGGTTCCCTGTTGTCATGGTAGTTGGACTAGGTTATTTTGTTTACTTTGTCTGGCAAACGATAACCAATAAAATAGATCCGTCTGTCCAAGAAATGAAAACTACCATAATCCGTTTGACTGATCAATTACGATTGTTAGACCAAGATATGATAAGGTTGCAACAAAAGGTAAATACTGTTTTGGAAATAAGAGAGAACGAGGGGAAAAATGAAACAGCAGAACCAAAAAATAAAAAGCAAGAAGGAATTAGAAGAGTTGATTAAACAACAACAGGATAGACGTAATGGATGACGAACAAAAAAAAATATTACTCTTAATTCTTTCATTAGCTCTTTTTGGTACTTTGCTTATATCAGTAGGCCTAAAAGCTGATGAAATGACTCATAAGTTTAAAAACCCAAGCTTCTCTGGTGTTGGTACATCTAGTCATTATCTAACCATAGAAAACCAAGAGTTCAATAGGAAAGAAGCCATACGCGAAGAGATACAAGCTTATGTAGAAGACTTAGAAAGGGAAGCAGAAAACACTACGCTCGCTAGGTTTATACGTAATTTAGAGAGTAGAATATACGCACAACTCAGCAGACAACTGGTTGATAGTTTGTTTGGTGAAACTGCTTCTGATTTTGGTGTTCTTGAATTAGAAGGCAACACAATAGAATATAGAGTAGAAGACGACAAAGTAACATTAATAATTACAGATGAAGAAGGCAATACTACAGAGATTACCGTACCTCTCGGTTCTTTTACTTTCTAGTTGTGCATTAGTTGTAGATCCTTTATATAACGGCATACCGCCAATACGAAGTATTGAATCAGCAGAGGTTGGTGTATTACTTACAAACTTAGCAGAAGCACCTAAACCCATACGTAAACCTGTTGTAGCTGTATATCCAAGTTCTTTTAAAGATGATACAGGTCAACGTAGATCTAACAGTCAATATGCTAGTTTTAGTACCGCAATAACACAATCGCCAGATGCTTACCTAATTAGAGCCTTACAACATTCTGGTGTGTTTGATGTTGTAGAGCGCACAGGATTGGATCACCTCACAAAAGAAAGACAAATTATTCGTTCTGCTAGAGAAACTTTTGATGAAAAACAACAACTGAAACCTTTACTATTTGCTGGTTTATTAATGGAGGGAGGAGTTGTAGGTTACGAAACTAATGTCAAATCAGGTGGAGCAGGTGCACGTTACCTTGGCATAGGCGGTTCTAAAGAATACCGACAAGACTCAGTAACCATATCTTTACGAACTGTATCTGTTTTGACAGGTAAGATTTTGATTGAAGTTCTTGTAACTAAGTCAATATTGAGTGCATCTGTATCAAATGACATATTTAGGTTCTATGCTAATAATACTGAATTAGTTGAAATTGAAAGCGGTATAGTAGAAAATGAGTCTGTAAACATCGCTTTACAGATGGCAGTAGAGACAGCTGTTTTACAAACAATAGAGGAGGGTTATAAAGAGAGCTATTGGAAACAAAGAAAGGTAGAAAAATGAAAAAACTCTTAATAATATTATTCATGTCCCTCCCCCTAGTCGGTGCTGATAATGAAATATTTATAGACCAGTCCGGGGCAACATCTAATCTAGACATAGAACAAGTTGGAGGCAGTGGAAACATCATTGGTGGTTCTGACGCTGCAGCTGGTTCCATGACTGCGTTAGATATTGATGGTGCCACTATGACCTTGGATATCTTACAGAAAGGTAATACAAATAAATTCCTTGGTGATATATGGGCAGATAACTACACAGGTTACTTCTCGTTTATAGGAGACACCAATACTTTTAACATGTCTACGGATGAGACTAACGCTACAGGAGCTGATGGATCTAATGTAAATGTTCAGTTTACAGGCAATACAAATACAGCAACTTTAAACCATGCAATGACAGCACTTGCTGCAAATCTAGATTTAGATTGGATAGTACAAGGTTCAGGCAACACAATTACATCTAGCATAGATGTTGATGGGGCTACTAACTATATGGATATTGATGGTAGTGATAATACAATAACCTATGATGGTGACGGATACGCTGGTGGGTATTTCTATTTAGATCATACAGGCAGCACAAGAACATTTAACATAGATCAGGAGTCTACATCAGATAATGATTGGCTCAAAATTACATCTGTTGGCTCTAACGGTACTGTTTGCGTTACTCAGTCAGACTCAACTACTTCATTCGTCTGTTGAGATAGGATCAATTTCAGAACTAAGAGGTAATGCTCAAGTTTTACGAGACAAACCTTATGGTGCTGAACTAGAATTTGACATACAACAAATGGATGATGTCCGTACAGAAGCGGGCAGGGTAGCCATAACTTTTGAAGATGACTCTACAGTCAAACTAACAGAACATTCTAAGCTAGTTATAGACGAATACATCTACGATCCAGATCCATCAAAATCTAAAATGGCCTTAAAGTTTGCTAGTGGTACAGCAAGGTTTATCACCGGTAAATTTAACAACAAAAGCAATATATCCATACGTACACCTACAGCTGATATTGCTATCAGAGGCACAGACTTTACTTGTACTGTAGACGAGCTAGGTAGATCTCTTGTCATACTATTACCAGACGAGAATGGTATATCTAGTGGTGAGATCCTGGTATCTACAGCTATGGGTAGTGTGACGTTAAATAAACCATACCAGGCAACAACTGTATCTGTATACGAGAACAATCCCACTAAGCCTGTAACTTTAGACATATCGCTAGATTTGATTGATAACATGTTAATTGTAAATCCTCCAGACGAGACTGAACGACAAACAGAACAAACGCAATCAAGAACAACAGTAGATTATCTGGAGTTTGATGATTTAGATATAGACTTTCTTAACGAAGACTTTCTTGATGGAGAAGCTGACCTTGAGTTTACTGAACTAGATATAAATTATTTAGATGTAAATTTTCTTGAAGATTTGCTTAATGTACTAGATGCTTTAGCTGTGTCCAAAGAAGAAGATCAGCTCCAACAAGGTGGAGTTGGTATTCGTATTGTTGGCACAGATATAGGACAAGATAAAGATACACAGATCACAACTATTGTTTCAGGACAAAACATAAATATGATCAGATCCGTAAACCAAAGTGCAAGACTGTCATTAGACGGTTCTCAAAGTTATACTATTATCTTAGTACAAGACGGAGTATCAAATACAGTAAAAGTAAATGGTGGTTCTTCAACCACTATAACTATTAAGCAAGGGTCTGGATGAAAAAAACTATTATATTTTTAAGTTTATTTATAGCACTAGGCTCTGTTTATTATTTTCAACCTGTAGCCTACGAGATACTAAAATTAAAAACTTTTGATAGTTTTATACAAGAAAAAGAAGAATCAGGTAATTTTGTTGTTTTAAATATAACAGAAGAGGACATAGCTAATGAGGGTGGTTATCCTTTGTCTAGACAAACATTGGCTCAAATACATATCAATTTACTAAGACAAGGAGCTATGGGCGTAGGTTGGGTTATGGCTTTTCCACAACCTGACAGATTTGGTGGCGACTTTGAGTTTACAGAAGCTTTAAAATTTTCTCCAAGTGTTTTAGCTATGTTTGAAGGTGAAGGTGAATATCCGCCCACATCCGGGACTGTTATTTTGGGACCAGAAGATACTGGTGGCATGATGGCTACAGGTGTAATACAAAATATAGATGTTTTAAAATACAACGCTAGTCAAGGTATAGCAGTAGCACGTACAGATTCTGATAACCTAGTACGTAGACTGCCCTTACTAATGCGTACTCCTGACGGTTGGGTATCTTCATATAGTACAGAAGTTCTTAAAGTTTTAGCTGGAGCCGATACTTACATTATAAAAACGAATGATAATGGTGTAGAGGAAATCAGAGTAAAAGGATTGCCTCCAGTAAAAACTGATAGTCTAGGTCGTAAATGGATTTCTTGGGTCGTTCCACGTGAAACATCTTTAGCAGAGATGGATGTAGAAAATAGATTTGTATTTGTTGGATTTACAGCAAAAGGAATTATGCCACAGATAGCCACACCAGTTGGTTTACTAGAACCACACAAGATACAAGCAGCTCTTGCAGAATCTATACTAATACAAGATAGCCCTTACATACCTGATTACGCATTGGCTCTAGAGTTACTAATATTTTTGTTTTCATTAGTTTTCGTTTGGCTTGTGCTAAATGTTTTTGGTATCACATGGGGGGTATCATTCTTTGCTGTAGTGTTTGTATCCACAGCCTTTTATGGCGTTTTTACAATACAAAAAGGTATTCTGATAGATGTCACTTGGGCTTTGGTGTCACAATTCATTACAGCTACAGTAGCTTTTTATATACGTTTTAGAGAACAATACAAACTACGACAGCAAATTAAAAAACAATTTGAACATTATTTAGATCCACGACAAGTCAAAGCTTTGCAAAAAGATCCTGGACTGTTGAAGTTAGGTGGTGAGAAAAAAAGATGCACATTTTTATTTACTGACGTAAGAGGGTTTACTGCAATGAGCGAATACATGGATCCAGAACGAGTTACAAAAATTATGAACCAAGCCCTTACCATACAATCTGATGCAGTTAAAAAACATGGAGGCATGGTAGATAAGTATATAGGCGATGCCATGATGGCTATATTTAATGCACCCATAGACTTAGATAATCATGAACGAGCAGCTGTTATGTGTGCTAAAGAAATACAAGATGCTTTTAAATCTTCTAGTATTGGCGTTGAAATAGGTGTGGGAATCAATACCGGGGAGGCTGTGATCGGAAACTGTGGGTCGTCTACTAGATTTGATTATACGGCTATAGGATCTGCTGTAAATATAGCTGCTAGATGTGAATCTAGTTGTAAGACTGTAGGCAAAGATTTAATTATTGCAGAGGAGACTGCAAAAAATTGTGGTTTTGAGCTAAAATCATTAAAACCAATAGAGGTAAAAGGTATAAGTAAACCTTTAAATATATATACATGGGATTAAAACTATCAATAATATTAGGCGGACTGTTAGTAGTATCAATTGCTGGATCAGCTTGGTACATAGATTATCAGGCAGATCAGATAAGCACCCTCAAAGGAAATCAATTAATCTTAGAAACGGAAATACAAAAACAAAACGATGCAATAGAAAAGCATTTAGAACAAGCAAAGCAACAACAACAACAAATGAATACACTAGCTGCAGAAAATAAAAAGGCTATGGAGAATGTAAACAAATTACGAAAAACATTTGCAAACTTAGATTTAGATGAATCTGCTTTAGCCAACCCAGAAGATTTACAAAAAAGAATAAACAGAGGATCAGCCAGAGTTATGGCTGAATTAGAAAGATTAAGTAACCCAGAAAAATCAAATGAAAAACCTAGCACTAATTAGTTTGTCAATTTTTCTGGCAAGTTGTTCTACATTTCAACAGGCTGTCAAGCCTGTCCAGGTCAAAACTATAGCTGAAAGATCACCTATATATCATCCACCTCTACCTTATCCTATGAGCTTAACCAATGTAGATTGGGAAGTCATGACACCAACAACAATGCAAGAATATTTAGATAGTTTATCAGCAGGAAACGCACCACCAAGAGCCTTTTACTCCTTGTCAGCTAGAGAGTATGAAAATCTATCTATGGATATGGCAGAGATAACTAGGTATACAAAAGATATACTTGCTATCATCAAATACTATAGAGAGCTAGATAAACCACAGGAGACTGAAGATGAGTAATTCCCCAGACGAGTTTGTTTATAGAGCAACATTAGATCGTGTTGTAGATGGAGATACGTTTGATTGCATACTTGATTTAGGGTTTGACGTTAAATTACACAAACAACGAATTAGATTAGCTGGCATTGACACTCCAGAAAGTCGCACTAGAAATTTGGCTGAAAAAGCTCTAGGATTAAAAGCCAAAGAAAGATTAAAAGAACTTTGTATAGGGACTTTAAAAATTAAATCACTTGGAAAGGGAAAATATGGCAGAATCTTGGGCGTACCTTATACTCAAGACGGTGAAGATATTTGTGCAAAACTTATATCTGAAGGTCATGCGGTTGAATATTGGGGTGGTACAAAAACTAAAAAATGGGGATAAAATGAATATATCAAAAGAAGGATTATCATTAATTAAAAAGTTTGAGGGATGCGAGCTTGAAGCATATTTATGTCCGGCTGGAGTTTGGACTATAGGATACGGCCATACCAAAGATGTGAAAGAAGGTGACAAAATAAACAAAGAAGAAGCTGATTATTTGTTGCAAGAAGAAATGATAGAGTATGAAAGCTACATCAATGACTTTGTTGAAGTGCCTTTGAACCAAAATCAATTTGATGCACTTTGTTCTTGGGTGTATAACTTGGGACCTACAAACTTAAAAAATAGCACTATGCTTAAAGTATTAAATGAAGAAAAATACGTAGATGTTCCACAAGAAATAAAACGTTGGAACAAAGCGGGTGGTGAAGTTCTTGATGGTTTAATAAAAAGAAGAGAGGCTGAAGCTAAAATGTTTGTAGGAGAAGAATGGCTGTAAGTAAGATATTATTTAATCCCGGCATTAACAAAGAGTTAACTGAACTCATGGATGAGGGTGGATGGGCTGATGGTAACTTAGTTAGATTTAGAAAAGGTTTACCAGAAAAAGTTGGTGGATGGGAAAAAACATTCAATTCGTCCTACGCTGGTACAGGTAGAGCTATAACTGCATGGGTTGCTCTTGATGCTTCAAAGTATTTAGGACTAGGGACAACAACAAAATATTATATTCAAAGAGGAAATAGTATATTTGATGTAACACCAGTAAGAAAAACAAGTACTAACTCAATTACCTTTGCAGCAACAAACGGTTCTTCAACGATTACCGTAACTGACGCTAGTCATGGCGCAGTAAATGGAGATTCTGTAACCATTAGTGGTGCAGTTAGTCTAGGAGGTTTAGTAACTGCAGCTGTTTTAAATCAAGAATACACAATAAATTTAGTTACAGGAACAAATACATATGAAATAACAGCTAAAGATACTTCTGGAACTACAGTAACAGCTAACTCTAGCGATAGCGGTAACGGTGGATCAGGGGTAGATGGCGTGTATCAAATTAATGTTGGATTAGATGTATACGTACCTGCAACTGGTTGGGGTGTAGATACTTGGGGTGCTGGTACTTGGGGATCTAGTTCACCAATTGCAGAAACCAATCAGTTAAGACTTTGGTCACATGATGCTTTTGGAGAAGATTTAATAATTAATCCTAGAGCCGGAGGTATTTACTTATGGGATGAAAGTAATGGACTTTCAACTGCAGCTGTAAATATTACGTCTTTATCAGGTGCAAACCTAGCACCCACAAAAGGATTACAAGTATTAGTTAGTGATATTGATCGTCATGTTATTGTTTTAGGTGCAGATCCAATATCAGGTAGTTCTAGATCTGGTTCTATAGACCCTTTGCTGATAGCTTTTTCTGATCAGGAAAGTGTTACTGAGTGGGAGCCTACTTCTACTAACACAGCTGGATCATTAAGACTGTCATCAGGATCTCAAATAGTTGGTGGCTTGCGATCAAGACAAGAAATACTAATATGGACTGATACTGCTTTATACAGTATGCAATTCGTAGGTGCACCTTTTACTTTTGGAGTAAATTTAATTAATGAAAACGTGGGACTGATATCACCAAATGGTGCTATTAACGCTCCTGATTCTGTGTATTGGATGTCTAGAGATGGATTCTATACTTACTCCGGAACTGTAAGCAGATTAACATGCTCAGTTCTAAACTATGTGCTTGATGATTTTAATCAAACTCAAGCTTATAAAGTTATAGCATTTACCAACAGAGAGTTTAACGAAGTAGGTTGGTTCTATCCTTCAGGTTCTTCTTCTGAAAATGATAGGTATGTAACTTATAATTATCTAGAAGGTGCATGGAGCATTGGAGAGCTATCACGTACAGCCTGGTTAGATGATGGAATATTTGAAAAACCAAGAGCAGCCGGCAAAGACAGTTCTGTTAACTACATTTATACACATGAAAATAGTGATGATGCAGACGGCTTACCAATGGACAATGTGTTTATAGAGTCTGGTGATATTGATATTGATGATGGAGAAAAGTTTGGCTTTGTGAAACGCATCATCCCTGATGTAAAGTTCTTTGGCGATAACTCTAGTGGCGGTCAAATTAACTTTGTATTAAAAACAAGAAACTTTCCGGGAGATAGTTTATCTACTAACTCTACTAACAATGTAACTAGCAGCACACAACAAAATCATGTTAGAGCTAGATCTAGACAAATGGTGTTTAGAGTACAATCAGATGATGACGCAGCCACAGGGCTAAGAACTGGTTTTAGATGGAGACTTGGAGCAAACAGATTTGAGATCAGGCCTGATGGTAAAAGGTAATGGCAAAGCTTTTAGCAAGTAGACTACCATTAGCTTTAGAGAATGTTGACTCTGCAACGTTCAATCGCCTAGTTAGAATACTAGAAATTAACTTAGGACAGTTCGATCCTAACTCAACACCACAGTTTAATGATTCTGAAATTAGCACTTTAGCTTTTAATCAGGGTGATATAATATGGAATACATCTATCGGTGTATTGCAAGTATATACTGGCAACCGATGGGTACAGTTACATACTCCTGTGAATCCACAGGGTTTTGAGCTGCAGTCATCATTAGGTTCTGTTACGATTACCGTAGCAGGAAATGCTACAATAGTAATATAATAAGATTAACAATGAAAAGTTTATCTGAGGGAAATAAAGGGATAAAAGCCCTAGCTAAAAAGAATCCAGCACTTGTAGAGGACAGATTTGGTTACGATGTACCTGGATATGATATGGGTGGGATAGCAGGTATTAATCTTGGAAACATAGAAAGATTTCTAGCAAGAGATCCAGACTTTGATTATATGAGAGATGTATTGGGCGTTTCTCCTACTGACCAAGTAGCTACCAGTCAAATCCCTGAATCAGATCGTATAGCTATGGCTTATGGCGCACCGCAAGTAGGTGACGGCCGAGGTTCTTTGTATCAAGATTTAGACTACAGAGACATTACTCCAGGGCAAGAAATATCAATTGATGCAAGAGATGAAACTCCTGCAGCTTATAGATTCTATCCAAGTGAAGTATCAAAAATATATTCAGAAGCAAAGGGTGTTCCTTTCTCACCTTTAGTTGCACCGCCTAAAGAAGCCACATACGTAGACACCTTAGGTTCAAGACGTATACAAAGCCAACTATATGCTAAAGATGGTACTTACGTTGACGCACAAGAGTTTCCAGAAAGAGAAGAATTAGTGACAGGTCCCGGTGGCGAGCGAGGAGATAAGATACCAGCTATGTTAAGCGATGGTGAATTTGTTTTTAACTCAGCTGCAGTAAGGGGTATGGGCATTATGGCTGGTGCAAACCCAGAAGATGAATACGAACAAAGATTAATGGGTGCTCGTCAGATGTATGACTTTCAAAAACAAGCTGAAGAAATGGCTAAGATGTATAAATAATGGGAATACTTGATACCAAAACAAAACGAGGACCAGGGGCTGAAGTAATAACTACGCCTCAAACAGGTTATTCTTTTGTCTCTCCATACATGGAGGACTACTCTAGAAGACTATTAGCTTCTTACTTTGGATCTCCGGGAGAATACGAAGGGTTAATATCTCAAGCTAGAGATATACCTATAGAACAAACAGCAGGACTTACACCGTTACAAATACAAGCTCGTCAAGCAGCAGGTGGACTAGGAGACTTCCAAGGAAGCTTAGATCAAGCTAGAGGATTGTTTGGTAAAGAAGAAGCAACTGTAGATCAAGCTATGGGCTTCATACCTGAGGCTAGAAGAATGATAGGCACAGGTGCAGATACTGTAGCTGGTGGCATAGGTGCTTTACGTAGGGGTGAAGAAACTGCTTTAGGATCTACTAGAATGTTTGATCCAGTTTCTGCATCTAGATTTATGGATCCTTACGAAGATCAAGTAGTTCAACAAACTTTAGAAGATATTAACAGACAATCAGCACAGGCAGACATTGGTCTTAGAGATAGAGCTATATCGCAAGGTGCTTTCGGTGGTTCAAGAGGACGTATATCACAAGAAGAATTAGCCAGAGAAACTGGCAGAGGAGCAGCAGAAGCTGTAAGTGGAATTAGAAGCAGAGGCTATGGTCAAGCATTAGGATCTGCACAATCAGCATTTGAATCACAACAAGCTAGACAGGCTGGACTGGGTGCAATGCAAGCAGGATTAGGCGGACAACAAGCAGCAATAGGTGCACAACAAGCATCATTGGGTGGTCAGTTAGCTGGTCTAGGTGCAGCACAGGCTGGTCTAGGACAACAATATGGTCGGATTGGTCAGGGTATTGCTGGACTAGGACAACAAGGACAAAGCCAACTAGGTACACAGATAGGATTACTAAATCAACTAGGTCAACAAGGACAGGCTACCCAACAAGCAGCACTATCAAGACAATTTGCTGGAGCACAACAACTCGCTGGAGAACCATTACAAAGATTGCTCACAGGTCAACAGTTACTGGCTGGATCACCGATGGGTGGCATATCTGGCGGAACTGGTGGAAGTGCTTATCAGCCTCAATCTTATCAAGAGCCAAGTTCTTTCTCTAAAGCAGCAGGTGCTATAGGTACTATTGGAACACTTGTTGGAATGTTTAGTGATACTGATTTAAAAACTAACATTAAAAAGGTTGGTGAATTAGATCCTGGTATTGGTTGGTACACATGGGATTGGAACGACAAAGCTAAAGAGTTAGGTGCAGAAAGTGAGCCAGCTGAAGGTGTACTAGCTCAAGAATTATTAGAAGTTAAACCAGATGCAGTAATAGTTAAAGATGGGTATTACGCTGTAGATTATTCTAAGGTGCTGTAATGAGTATTACATCAGGACTTGCCCCAATTAGAAACTACGCCAATGGCGGAGATATAAACACAAAAAGACAAAACATGTTAGCAAAGTTAGGCTTTCCTAGTGGAATGACTAATGAAGATTTAGATGCAGCAATAGCGGAAGAAGAAAGAATATCTAGTATTGCTAGTGGAGGTAATGCTCCAAAGACGGCAGAGGGATTTAAACAAGATTTTAAAGACTATGTTTTTGATCCCACAGATCCTGTTGATGTTTTAACAGCTCCTTTATATGCGTTAGGTCCCGCTGGAATTGCTGCAAACAGAGCTATAAAAACTGGACGAGTTGCAAACAAAGCATTCAAACCTAGTGGTATACAATCATTCTTATCTAAACCAGCGGTAAATGTAGGCATACCTACAGCAACTTTAGCTGGAGATGTTACTTATGATTTAGCTACAGACGAAGAATTTATGGGTGATATCAAAACCATAGCCGGTATTGAAGATGATGCACTGGATCAAGCTAACGAAGATCTTAAGAAAGTAAATGAAGAAGAACAAGAAATACCCGATCCAGATACAGAAGATACAGAAGATACAGAAGATACAGAAAAAGAAGAGAAAGGCATAGGAGCATTACAAGATCAGTTAGCTGTTTTCCAAGGCATGATGGATCCTGGAGAAATGACAGGAGGATATACAATTGCTAGTAGTGGCGTAGATACTCCAGAAATAAGAAGATACGCAGGAGGCGGTATAGCTAATCTAGATCCTGTAATGATGGCTAATGGCGGATCTCCTAGATCTAAATTATTTACAGAGGGTATTAAAAGATTAATAAAAAAAGTTACACCTAAAAAGAAAGATAAAGTAGAAGCTAAAAAGAAAAAGTCTGATACCAAAAAAGAAGAAACAGGCGTAACAAAAGATAAGAAAACTAAAACGCAAAAAGCTAAAGAAGAAGTGATTAGAGCTGTGCCTCCTGAAATTGCAACAGCAATAGGTGTTCCAATAGGAGCTTCTCTAAAGCTTAGTAAAGAAGCCCTTAAAAAAGCGGGTGGCGAAGGTGGCATAGGAAGAGGTGCTGCTAGAACAGGTATTTATGGAGGTTTAGGATTAGCCGCATACAATGCACTTACAGGTGATGATGAGACAAGTTCTACAGCAGCAGAAGTTAAACTTCCTCCTCCTCCAGAGCCAGAAGAATCAGATGCTTTAAAAGACATTCTTTATCAAAACAGTTTAGAAAGAGCAACAACAGCTGGCAGAACAGAGCCTTCATTTATGGATTACCTTGCATCTTTCCCCGGAAGCTACACTGAAAAAGTTGGTAAGGATCCTGAGTTTGCAAAACAAATGATGGCAGGATTTATGGCAATGATGAAACCAACAGAAGGTTTTGTACCTAGAAACGCATTGGTTGATTTTGGTGAAGCAGCATATGCGGAACAAGCTAGACAACAAGACGCTGTACCTGATCAGTTACAATTGATAAAAGAATTTGCAGAAAATCCAGAATTAGCAAAAGCATATAGAGATTTTCAAAGAAGTGCAGAACCTGTTGATTTAGTAACAGAACAACAAAATAGAGAGTTATTATTTAGAAATCTTCAAACTATGGTATTTGGAGAAAAGTTTGATGAAGATGATGACATACCAGTAGATATTAGAACTGGTCAACCAGCAGATCCTTTCAATGTTTACAATGAGTTTATTGCGTTAGGAGGAGACACAGCAGCTCTAACTAAAATTAAAGAAAACTACGCTCAACCATAAAAATGCCTTATGTAAAATTACCTGATGGCACAAACATATTTGTTGAAAGCAACGATCCACAGGAAATAGCAAAAAAAACATCAGAGGCTCAAAGAAGAAAAAATAAATCAAGAGGTTCTGATTCTGTTGTAGGAGACATAGGCCGAGGCATAGCTGCTGGCGTTGTATCTATACCTCAAGGACTTGCTACTATACCCACAACCGGTATAGATCTTCTGTTTGATACAGACGTAACAGATGACGTTAATGATTTCTTTGAATCTTTCAAACCAGATGTAGGTGGCACAGCTGGACAAACAGCACAACTTATAACTCAATTTGGTATACCGGGGATAGGTGTTGCTAGTGCGTTATCAAAACTAACCAAGCTACAACAGCTAGGTAGCATAGCTGCGGTAGATGCAGCAGTAGCTACTGATGATGTCGATACCTTTACAGACATGTTGTTTGATAAAGAAAGCGATGAAGAAAGATTAAGAACTTTACAGGGAAGAGATGCAGCCCTAGCAAGACTAACAGAAAGACTTCAAGTATTTGGAGAAACAGCAGCAGTAATGTATGCAGCTCCTGTAGCTGTGTCAGGTGCTGTCAAAGGTGTAGGTGCTGGTTTGGATTTAGCTGCTCCTTATATGTCAGCGTTAGCTAAAGCAACTGTAGGAGATGGATCTCAAGGCGTAGCAATGGCTGCCAAAGCAGATAAAAGTGCTGTTGATTACGTTAAAAAGTTTTTTAGATATGGTGGTAAATACGAACAAACGACAGCTAATAACAAGCTCATAGCAGATGTTATGCAAGCTAAGATGTTATACACAGCTAATCTTGTTAATCCTATTAATGATTCAATGAAAGGCATCAGGCAAACTATAGAGTCAGCAGCATCAAATGGTGGCAAGTTAAATGATGACGATGCTTTGAAACTTACTAAAGCTATAGCTAACTATCGTGCTCCATTGATAGCAGTAGAAAGAGAATTCCCTGATCTTACAGGTGCGGCAAAACAACAAAAAATGAAAGAGTATCAAAACGATGCTATGAAAACTGTCAAAAGTTTTGAAGGATCAGGTAATAAAATTGATTATGAAGCTTTGGGTATTTCTAAAGAAAATCAAATATCTAATGTTTTAGAAAGAAATCAAGGAGCATTTAAACAAGAACAACAATTGGTTTATGACTTTAGTGCTAAAGATCCAAGCGGTACAGTTTCTAAATTATTTATACCAGAACCATTAAGAAATGCTATTGGTGAAAATATTGGATTTTATGGAACAACTACTTACAGAGCCATATTAGATTCTAATTATAAAGTTCCAGATGATTTAAAGGAAGCAGCCATTAGACAAATACAGGAAAAGATACCGGGTCTTGAATCTAAAGTTGCTGCGGAAGATGCTTTTTTTAAATTAATAAATCCTGGTCAAGCTAAAGAAGCTTATCAAACTCCAGAAATGTTTGTGGACGGAATAACATTTGGAATGCTTCAAGGTAAAGATCTTAAAAATTTACCAGCAGTAAGAAAAGCTATGGGAGAAGTTACTGCGCTTGATTATTCTAAACCCGGTGATTGGAAAAAAGCATTGTTGGATGAGTCTGTCGCTGCTTCTGAAACTATGTCAAAGCTTGGTGCATTAGCTGGAAAGTCAAAAGCGTTTGAAGAAATAAGACTAATAAACGATACAGCAGAAGCAACAGGTAGAACATCGTTTTTAAAAACCACTGAAGAATTGTTTCCAGATGGAAATGCAATAAAAGATCCTGTTATTGATGGAGTTCAATACTTCAAGTTTGGAGAAGATGCAGGGTCACTAAAAGATACTTATGCACCAAAAGTTTTTCACGATGCTTTAGGAGAAACTGCAACACAATGGTTAAATAATATTCCAGCTCCATTACAAAAAACATACCAAGGGCTTTTAGGTTTAAAAGCTATTTCTCAATACGGTAAAACTATTCTTGGACCGACTGCTCAAATAAGAAACAATACTAGCGTACCGTTTATGGCTTTGATGAATGGCAATTTGGGACCGAGTGGTAACTTTGCAAAGAATTTTAAGTTAGCTTTTGCTGGTGTGTTTGATCCTAAAGGAAAAGCAAAACTTGCTGATCAAATAAAAGAAGCATCTGAATACAATTTGATGGTTGGTAGAGGAACTCAGTTACAAGAAATAGCTGACGTTGCTGCTTACTCAACTAATAACATGGATATTCTAGGGAGATTGAAAGCAAAACCAATAGGCGAAATCATGACTAGGTTGAAAGAGGGACCTCTTGGTATTGCAGAAAGAGCATACACAGGATCAGATAACGCTGCTAGGTTAATTAACTGGAGTGGAGAACAATCAAAACTTTCAAAAGTTATAGCCAATTCTACAGATGACACAGTGATTCCAATAACTGCTGGTAAAAATATGTCCGATCCAGATATTCAAAGGTTCATTAAACTAGATAACAATCAGCCTGTTGTTAATGTAGGTGAATTAAAAGCTGCTGGAGATGCAGTTGTAGATAAATTTATTAAAGGTGAAGCTGCTGACATAGCATTGAATGTGACACCTACTTATTCAAGAGTTCCAGAGATAGTAAAAGAATTAAAATATATTCCAGTCATAGGTAACTTTACAGCTTTTCCTGCTGAGATTA